CGGGTAAGAAACAAGAATTATTATTACAAAAAAATGCAAATAGTTTGTTAGAAGCTTCAGATACTTTATTGGAAGGGATGATTGGTAAAGCCAAAGAATTTGGAGAAGAATTAACAAAACCTGGTGGTAAACTTAAAGTTACACTAGCTGGTATTGTGGGAATATTGACTGCGTTCTCATCAAATGTAGACTCGATAGGTGATTCATTTGGTGCAATAGGTGTTCAAACTGGTGATATATCAAATGATTTAATGACATCAAACGTAGAG